CATGACAAGCGTTGGGAAACGTTTGTAGAAGACATGAAAACAATCTATCGCTTGACACGTAAGAATGCAGGTGGAATGAATTTGCGTACAGTTGTGACCTTCCAGTTGGCTGACTCAGCTTTGAAAAACAGATACCTAGACTATGAAGCTATCGGTGAAGGTAAAGCGTCAAAGAATGAAGCCAGTATCATGTATATGTTTAGAGCGGCATGGGCAGACGAGTATCAAGGAGAGAAGAAGCAATTAGATTGTTATAGACTGAAAAAGAAAGAGAGTGGTGGCTATGACAAGGAGTTTTTCACATTGGAAAAAGGGAAGACATACTATTTATGGTTTACACCTAAGAATCGCTTCGGGCAAGCAAATGACGGTGGACAGCCAGTTTTAGTTATCGAACCCAACTTTAATGCGAACCACTTTAAGGAAATTGGTTGGACATTCGTTGCGAACGATAAGTCTGGAAGATAGGATGATAGCTTATGGCAGATTTGAAGGATATTAAGAAAAAGATATACGAAGAAGACAAAATAGGAGATATTCTAGAAGCCATAGGATGCGAACACGTAAGACAGGAAGGTGTTATGAGATACATAGCACAGCTACCAGACAGATTCCACAGTAACAACAAACGCTCTGTACAGGTGAAGATGGAGAACCATCTGTCTTCATCTATCAGGACGCTAGGTTTTAGCGGAGACATATACAACTTAGTTTCATATATACATCATGATAAGCGTGGTCAAGAGATTCAAGATGACCTGCACAACGCCAAGAAGTTTATATGTGAAACGTTGGGGTGGAATCAGTTTCTAAAGGGCGAGAAGGGATATACGCCAAAGGTAGACCATGTAGCACCTTTAAAGGCTATCCTAAAGGGTAAGAAGCAGAGAAGAGAAATCAAGCCTAATCCTGTAATACCAGAGTCAATACTGGAAGAATACTACCCTTTTGGAAAACCTTTGCCATATAAATCTTGGATTGAGGAAGGAATATCATACAGCACACAGATGTTATATGGCATAGGATTTGACATGGAGAGTAAACGTGTAGTTATGCCTATGAGAAATCGATTTGGAAAGCTTGTGGGCGTGAAAGGTCGTATAATGAAGGATGAGGACGATGACCGAAAGTATCTCTATTTACATCGTTTTCAGAATCGTTATGAGTGGTTCAATTTCCATTACGCTCACCCTTATATCCTAATAGATAAAAAGGTGTATATCTTTGAAGCAGAAAAATCCTGCATGAAGTCTTACAGTAATGGAATATTTAACACTCTCGCAATAGGAGCTTCCGAGATTTCTGAGGAACAAGTACAAATTGTTAAGCAATTAGGACTTGACATAGAGATTGTTTTATGTTATGATAAAGGTATCAAGATTGGAGACATTATAGAGGGTATGAAGATGTTTCAAGGTAGAACGGTTTCGGCTATCTATGATACGGACAATATTCTTGAGAATAAAAATTCGCCAATCGACCAAGGTGTTGATGTTTTCAATAGATTGTTAGAAGGTTACACCTTCGATGAAGAAAGTTTAAAAAAACTTCAAGACAATCGTTGACAAACACTAAAAATTATGATATAATAAGTTTATAAGGTTGAGATAAGCCTTAAAACATAAAAACACGAATTGGAGAGATGCTTATGACAAACATCACTAATGAAAAAGTAAGAATTGATTACAGAGACAGCCTTGCAGGTATAATTAAGAACATGGAAGAATTGAAGATTGATAGAGAAATCAATCTCAGTGAGCTTAAACGACTTGATGAAGAAACGCAAGACATCTTACATATCATTGAAAATCTTACTTTTAATGCGAGTCAGGGTTATAATCTAGCTAAGAGATTGCAAGAAATTCGCAGAGAGCGTAGAGTTATCAAAGATAGAATGGAACAGCAAAGTGAGATTTACAACCTGCTTCAATCCTATGAAGCTAGATTCAAAAACACTCTTGAGAGAACTTTGGATAAGGTTGACAATCTTGGCAAGCGACAACCAAAACGAAAATACACACTACGAAGATTGACAGAATTACAAGGCTTTAACGACCTAGCGAATGAGCAAAGAGGTCTTGCTTAATTTAATAATTACTCACTCCAAGTGAGAATTATATATAAAAAATAATAATTTATTGGAGGAACTACATTATGACAGAGAACAAGAATATTATCAAAGGTGACAAATTTGCAGAGCCGAAAGCAGTAGTAAAGCATGGTTTCTACGCAGTAATCGATTTTAAAGTGAAGAATAAAGATGGTAGCACAAGCACTAAGTCAGTAATTGAAGAAGCTTTTGGTACACGTTTGGAAGCAAAGCGTGAGCTTGAAGCGGTTGCTAAGGCATCTGGTGGAGTTATCACTCATTTTGGTGGCTTCAAAAATTAATAGGCTAAGAGTTTCTTAGCCTTCTCTTTTTCCAAACACAAAAAATAATCATATAAAGGGAGAGATGTTTATGATAAACACAGACAAAATGATGAGCGTATTAGAAAGACTTGGTGGAATGTATGATGTTATTGGTCAAAACGATATGAACCAATTATTCTACGCAAAACTAGATGAAAAGGGTATCGATATTGACAATGTAACAGATGCTTTCAACTATATCTCTGATTACATCTCTCAAGACTATCAAGACAACAAAGAACAGGCAGACAACGCCTACGTTAGTGAAGTGATTGAGCATATGGAGAGCATTTTGAAATATGCAGAAGCAATCAAAGGATACCAAGAAATGGGCGAAATTAACTTGCAGTTGGCAGAAGAAGGGTTGTATGCAGAGAATGAAGTGGATTCAGAGAACAGCGAAGGTAAAACCGAGTAAAAGTGACGATATTATTGACAAGTTAGCTAAGATACGTGGTATCAAAGATATTGATAGATTCTTGAATCCAACACAGGATGAGTTACATAATCCTTACTTAATGCGTAACATAGAGGATGCTAGTAACCGAATTATCAGAGCCATCAAGAATGGTGAAAGAATCTGTCTATCTTATGATGCAGATGCCGATGGCATCACAGCTACAACGGTTATGTATCGTTATCTTAGAAACTATACAGAAAATGTTTACTATATTTACAGTGAGCGTAATGATGGTCATGGTATTCAGAATCAAATAGACCAGATTGAAAATGGTACAGATTTATTGATTATCATTGATTCGTCTTCAAATGAAGTAGAAGCTTGTAAAAAGATTTCAGAGTCAGGTGCGGAAATTATCATCCTTGACCACCATGCTATTGAAGTTGAAAATCCTCATGTGTTGTTGGTTAATCCACAACATTATGATTGCGATTATCCTAACAATCAATTAAGCGGTGCAGGAGTAGTATTTAAGACCATTCAAGTAATGGAGGACACTCTAGGTCAGGTAGACCCATTTGATTACTTAGACTTAGTAGCAGTTGGGATGTACGCAGACATCATGCGAATTGATGTGTTAGAGAATCGATTTATGATTATGTATGGGTTGCGTAACATCAAAAATACAGGTCTAATAAGGATATTAAAGGGTGCGAAGATTGACTTGTTTAAAGTTAATTGTGACTCTATCGGATTCGGTATTGCACCGTTACTAAATGGTGTCGCACGTATGGATAATATCAAACTGGCAATCGATATTCTATTGGAAGACGATGACGCAAAATGTAAGCCGATTCGACTTAAAATGCAAAAGCTAAATGAATCACGCAAAGAGAAGCAAAAAGAAATTGTTAACCAATACTTAAAGAATGTGGACAGTAGCCAGAAGGTATTGATTGTTTTAGATGAACAGTCTAGCAAAGGCTTTAACGGTATTGTTGCACAACAATTAGCAGAGAAATACAAGCGACCTGTAGTTGTAGGACGATTACACAAAGGTACAATCAGTGGCAGTTTCCGTAGTTACAATGGATTCAAATTCAAATCATTCCTGCAAGAATTTGGGGGAGATATTGAAGCATTAGGTCATGAGGGTGCAGGTGGTATCGTACTTGCAGAAGAAAACTTACCAGACTTAATGAAATACATTGACGTAAATATGCCGACTCTAGGGGAAAAAGAGCCTACAGTAGTCTACGACATAGAAATGCACGTAGATGATATAGGCGAGTACATACGTGTTGTGGAGCAGTTTAATCACCTTGTCGGTAATGGTTTCCCTAAAATCATTGTGAAAGTCGATGGAATCATGGTTGACAATGCAGAATGTATCGGGAAAACAATGGAGACAGTTAAAATCCGAACGTTTGACAGTCTAGAGTTAATCAAGTTTCGTGTTAACG